AGTGCGCCGATCCTGATCTTATTCTGTCGCCTGGCATGTATTCGATGTTTGCCTTTGACATTGAGCCACACTCTAAACGCCACGCAGCTCTAATGGCTGGCGCAATCTTGCCCGATGGCCGCATAGGTATCAGCCTGGTTAAAACGTGGGAGTCGGATCGCGCTATTGATGAGCTAAAGATTGCCGTAGATATAAAGGCTTACTGCGATGAGTGGATGCCTAAGCAAGTTCTGTTCGACAAATATACCGGGCAGGCTATTGCCGATAGATTGCATAACTCAGGCGTAAAAATTGAGGACTGCTCAGGATCGCAGTTCTACGTTGCCTGCCAGACCTTTAAAGATTACATAGATAACAAGCGCGTAGTACACGGCAATCAAGAATTTTTAAACGAGTCTATGGATAACGTAGCTGCTAAAAGCAACGATCAAGCCTGGCGTATCATCCGCAAACGCAGCAGCGGCAGCGTAGCCGCGCCAATTTCAGCAGCCATGCTGGTCATGCACTTATCTAAGCCGTTACAAGAAGCCAAAATATACGCATAGCGACACGCCGAACAGAATCGGTAATGTGCTTGACAATTTGAGAAAATCCCACTTATGGGATTACTGGAAACTTTAGGCTTTAAGGGTAAGGCAGAGGTAACTGCCCAATATGCGCCTGCCATCATGGACAGTAGCTATGGTGCTGGCATGTACAGCTATAACAGCGGCCTATCTAACTATGGTTATGGCGTTGCGATCGATCGCAGCCTAGCTTTACAAGTACCTAGCGTTAGCCGTTGCCGCAATCTAATTGCAGGCGTTATATCAAGTATTGAACTAGGCCTATATAAAAAATCTACAGGCAAGAAATTAGAATCCCCGGTATGGCTAGAGCAACCAGATATACGCCAACCGCTTAGCGTTACCTTGGCCTACACAGTAGATGCTTTACTATTTTACGGCGTTGGTTATTGGCGCGTTACATCACTTTATGCAGACGATGGCCGCCCATCAGGTTTTGAATTTATTCCTAATACTCGCGTTACTGTAACTACAAACCAGTACGGCGATGAGGTTGAGTATTACTCAGTAAATGGCGTTCGCGTACCTATGGGTGGTATTGGTTCGCTAGTTACATTTCAATCATTACTGCCTGGCGTATTACAAACTGGTGGCCGCACTATTCAAGCTGCGTTAGATATTCAAAAGGCTGCAGCAGTTGCAGCTGCTACGCCAATGGCAACCACAATTCTTAAAAATACTGGTGCGGATCTACCTGAAGCGCAGATCCAAGGCTTACTAGCTGCGTGGAAATCAGCGCGTACTAATCGCAGTACCGCATATCTCACTAGCACTTTAGAAGCGCAAAATTTAGGTTTCTCACCTAAGGACATGACCTACAATGAAAGTTCCCAGTATTTAAGTACGGAAATTAGCAGATTGATGAACGTACCTGCCTATTACATAAGTGCAGATATGAATAACAGCATGACTTATCAAAATATTTTAGATGGCCGTAAAGAATTCGTGGCTTACTCATTACAGCCATTTATTAGCGCGATTGAAAATCGTTTAAGCATGGATGACATAACCGCGCATGGTAATCGTGTTCGCTTTGCGATCGATGAAACTTTCTTACGCGCAGACACTATGGCGCGACTAGATTCAATAGAAAAAATGTTAAACCTAGGTTTGATCGATGTTGCACAAGCGCAATCGATGGAACAGCTAACACCTAATGGATCAGGAGATACTGCAAATGTTGCACTTAACGTTTAATAACGCGATCGAGGCGGCCGATACAGAACGCCGCATGATCTCAGGCAAGATTGCGCCATACGGCGAAGTCGGTTATACATCTGCCGGGCCTGTCGTATTTGAACGCGGATCTATTTCAATTCCAGATGTAACAAAAATTAAATTACTAATGCAGCATGACAGCACAAAGCCAGTAGGTCGCGCTACATATTCCAGCGATGATGAAAGTGGCATGTATGCATCGTTTAAAATTTCAAGTAGCAGCCGGGGACAGGATGCACTTGTACTAGCTCAGGAAAACCTAGTATCTGGCTTATCCGTAGGCGTGGATGTATCCGCGTCTAAGCAGATGAAGGGTTACCTGTTGGTTACCGCTGCTGTCCTGAAAGAGGTAAGCCTCGTGGAGTCGGCTGCCTTTGATTCTGCAGCCGTAACTGATATTGCAGCCGCTAAAGCTGCACTAGAAGCAGCAACAAGTATGAAAAAGACAATCATCCATACAGAGATGATTGAAACCGAAACCGAAACCGAAACCGAAAGCGAGGCAGCTGTGACTACAGCCCCTATTGATACACCGGATGTACCGGCAGAAAAACCAGTCGAGGCTGCACCAGTTCAAGCAGCTCGCCAAATTATTCGCCCATCCGTATTAGACAGCCAGACAGTACGCACACCAATTACATCTATGGGTAAGTACACAGAGCATAAGATTCAGGCTGCTTTAGGCAACCAAGATTCTATGCTTTACATTACTGCTGCAGATGATGCCTTTACAAATAATACAGCGTTCAATCCGACACAATACCTAAGCGAGTTCGTTACTAACACACGTTTCGGTACACCAACTATTGATGCATGTAGCCAAGGCGTTCTGCCACCAACTGGTATGACAATTAACGTGCCTTCACTTGTGACATCTGCAGGCGGCGGTACAGGCGTAGCACCTCTTGTAACAGTCGAAGCCGAAGCAGGCAACGTACAAAATACAGGTATGGAAACCTCTTACCTAAGCGGAACTGTACAAAAATATTCAGGCATGAATACGCTAAGCGTAGAATTGTTAGAAAGAGCTGGATACCCTGGCTTTTATGACGAGCTTACAACACAGCTACAAAATGCTTATTTAACAGCTATTGATACAGCTGCACTAACAGCATTACAAGCAGCAGGTACATTTGGAACTGCAACAACAGGCGACAGCGCAGGCATTATTGCTTATTCATCAGAAGCTGCATCTGCTGTTTACAAAAATACAGGTTACTTTGCACAAAACTACATTGGAAACCCAGCGCAGTACCAGGCACTATTAGGTGCTGTTGATACAACTGGTCGCCCAATTTATAACGCAATCCAACCAATGAACGCAGCAGGACAGGTTGCACCTTCATCAATTCGCGGCAACGTATTAGGTCTTGATCTATATGTAGATAAGAACTTTACACAAACTGCGTTCGATGATAACTCAGCTGTAATCCTTGCACCAGAAGCATTTACTGTTTATCGCGGACCGCAGGCATTTATGTCTGTAAACGTAGTTTCTAACCTTCAGGTTCAGATTGCTATCTACGGCTTTATGGCAACTATTGCAAAAATGCCTAATGGCATTATTAAGTTTGCAAAGCTACCTTAAACAATAACCCTAATAGTCGGTGGGCGATTAGCCCTTTCGCCCACCGACCCTAACTAAGTAAGGAGTACCGATTATGGCCGCTACATATGTAACAGTCGCCGAGCTACGCACTAATCTTGGCATCGGTACTCTTTACTCAGATAGCACTGTCGAGGAGTGCTGCCAAGCTGCACAGGATCAAATTAACAGTTTCCTTTGGTTTGATTCTGCGCCAGTCGTGGGGACTGCATTGGTAAGCAACGTTGCCACAGTAATGTTGGCCAACCCCGGACTATTTACAACAGGCGAAAGCGTGACCATAACCGGGGCTGGCTCTACATTTAACGGCACTTACACAATTACTGCCACGCTACCTTTTAGCACAGGCACTACAAATTTATTGCCTGCATTTAATATGCAACTTAATTATTACCAGCAACCACGCGGCTATAGCTTTATTCAATATGCCAAGGTTGCAGCAGATGAAAACTTTAGGCGCGTAGTGCCATCAGGCGCAGCTGTAGGTGCAGATACAAAGACTGCTACCTACGTTAATACAGCAAGCGTTAGACAAGCTGCGATGATCTTGGCCGTTGATATTTGGCAGGCTCGCCAGGTATCTCAAACAGGCGGCGTAGGACTTGATGGCTTTAGCCCTAGCCCTTACCGCATGGGTAACAGCATGATAGGCAAGGTACGCGGCTTACTAGCCCCGTACGCCAGTGTGAATAGCATGGTGGGGTAAATGCCTACCGCTGCAATTACCACGCTGCGTAGCACCATCGCAACGGCTTTAACCAATAACGGAGTCTGGTCGGTATTCGCATATCCGCCTGCAACCATTTTGGCTAACAGCTGCGTAGTAATACCGGCAGATCCATATCTAACACCTAGCAATAACAGCTACATAACTATTTCGCCTATGGCCAATTTTAAGATTCTACTAACTGTGCCAATGTTTGATAACCAGGGCAACCTGCAGGGCATTGAGGATTTTATTGTTGCGGCTTACACAAAACTAGCTGCATCCAATCTTGTATTTAATATAACTAGCGTTAGCGCGCCTGGCGTATTAAATGCTGATAGCGGTGACTTGCTTACCGCCGAGTTCACCATATCCATACTATCGAGCTGGAGTTAAACCATGTCATACACAGATGAGGATATTGCCTTCTTAATTAAAATTGGGCAGATCACAGAAGCACCAGTAAAAGAAACAAAAACCAAAGCACCTGCAACCGAGAAAACAGAGGAATAATTCATGGCCGTATATTTAAGCAATACCGTTGTAGTTACGCTTAACTCGATCGCCCTAAGTGATCATGTTACATCTGCAACAATTAACCGCGTATTTGATGAACTTGAAGTAACTGCTATGGGCGACACAGCTCATAAGTTCGTTAAGGGTTTAGAGGCCAGCACAATTACTCTAGATTTCCTAAGCGATACAGCTGCTGCAAACGTAAACGCAACCCTGCAAGCTGCATGGGGTACAACAGTACCTATTACGCTAAAGCAGACAAGCGCAACTACATCAGCTACTAACCCGCTATACAGCACAACAATCTTGGTAAATAACACTACCGATATTAACGGCGCAGTAGCAGACATCGCTACACAATCAATTACATTTACTTGTAATTCACCAATCGTAATTACAACCGCACCATAACAAAAAGAATAGGGGCTAACAGATGGCAAAGTTAAAGATCACAAAGGCTGATGGTTCATTATCTGAACACCAGATAACACCATCGATCGAATACGCGTTTGAGTTATATGCTAAAAAAGGTTTTCACAAAGCCTTTAGAGATGACGAGAAGCAGTCAGATGTTTACTGGTTAGCGTGGGAGTGCTTAAGAGCTGGCGGCGAAACCGTGCCAATGTTCGGTGCAGAGTTTCTTAAAACACTTAAAAAGGTTGAGGTTCTGGATGATGACCCGGAACTATAGGGCGTGACTCGTTTACTTACTTGATCGCACGGATCAGTTTGGAAACGGGTATTGCGCCCAACGATTTACTAGCACTAGATAGCAGGATGTTTAAGACTTTATTGCAGGCGATGAAAGATCGAGCTAAAGAGGTTAAAGATGGCCAAAGTAGAAATACGCGGAAACGCTGATTTGCGTAAAGCTCTTCGCGCTTTTACCCCTGATCTTGAAAAGCAATTAAAAAAAGAATTAAATGCTGCTTTAATGCCAGTAGTAAAAAAGGCTAGAGGATTTGTGCCAAGTCAATCTCCTATGAGTGGATGGGAAGCGCGTTCATTTTCAGAAGCGCGTTTTCCTGTTTTTAATTACAACACAATAGTAAAAAATATAGTTTTAGAAACTAGCCCAAGCAAACGTGATCGTAGAGGCTTTACATCAATGGCTAGAATTATTAACAAATCTGCAGCTGGTGCAATCTATGAAACTGCTAGACGGCCTCAAAGATGGGTAGGGCCTAAGGCATCTGGTACATCTAAGGGCGTTAGCCGATCAGTAAACCCCGGCGCAGGCCAACAATTTATAGACAATTTAGAACCAGTTACATCTAGCCTTAAAGGTCAAGGGCGATTTATATTTCGTGCCTGGGCTGAAAGTCGAGGCGTGGCCGAAGGCGCAGCTAATAACGCAATAGATACAGCCGTTAGGCAATTCTACGCCCGTAATGGCGAAAAAACGTTTGGTAGGGCTGCCTAATGGCATTTCCAGATATTAAACTTGGCTCTAGTTTTGATGCTAAAGGTTTTAAGCAAGCCGAAACAGCATCGGCTAAACTAGAAAAAGGTGTTAAAAAACTTGCTGGTGCGTTTGGTTTAGCTTTTAGCACTAGAGCCGTAGTCAATTTTTCAAAAGCTGCTGTAAAGGCTTTTGCCGAAGATGATGCAGCCATAACAGTATTACGGCAAAACCTTAAAAACTTAGGCTTGGCTTACCAATCTGTAAATGCTGAAAATTTTATAGGGAAGTTAGAACAGCAGACAGGCATATTAGATGATGAACTAAGACCAGCCTATTCAAAATTATCAAAAATAACTTTATCAACTACTAAGACGCAGGAGTTAATGGCTTTAGCCGTTGATCTAGCGCGGTCTAATGGTTTGGAATTCTCAGCGGTCATTAACACTTTATCTCGCGCTTATGTTGGAAACTACAAAGGATTAAAGCAATTAAACATAGGCTTGACGGATGCAGAATTAGCCACTAAAGATTTTGCTGAAATTCAAGCAATTCTTATTAAACAAAGCCAAGGTGCTGGTAAAGCCTATATCGAAACTTTTGCCGGATCCATTGATAAATTGTCCGTGGCGTCTGCTAACGCTAAAGAAGTTATAGGAGAAGGCTTAGTAGATCTATTTGCAGACATGGCGGGTAATGGCGATATAGATGCTGCTACTGCTAACGTAAACAAATTTGCTACAGCTGTTAGCGATCTGCTCAAAGATGTTAGCGAATACAACTTAGCCGATTTTGTAAGTGCTTTTGTAACTGGCAATATCACAGAAGGCACAGCCTCTAAATTAGTTAAACGGCCATCTGCGCGTAGATTTTTTACAGGTGGCTCAGGGGTAGATAGTGATCTACTTGCTGCAAGAGCCGCTGCTGCAAAGATTAAGGCAGACAAACTAGCTGCAGCTAATAAGATTAAGGCCGATAAACTAGCAGCGGCTAACAAAGCGAAACTTGATAAAGCCGCCGCCGTCTTTGATTTACAGAAAATTCAGATAGCCGCTGCGTTAAAGGGCAAGATAAGCGAAGAAGAGAAGACGCGCTTGTTACTTATGCAGGCTATTGAGGAAGGCAACGCAGAT